GGCCATCCAATAAGAAATTATATTACAGAAGTTTATGTAAGGAAAATAAAAGATACTGAAACGGGTGGTAAAGTTTCTGCAATAGATGATCCTTTAGATTTTGAATTTAATAGTGGTTTAGGTTTTACAATGGACGGTCAAAACATATTAAATCAAACAAAAATAAATGATACTGAATTAAAACCATTACCAAAATCAAATGAATTTGGCCAATATACTGAAGCACCTTTTTAGATATGGAAAAAAATAATAAATACCTTTTAAAATTATTAAACGCAAAGAATTTTTTAAATGGCCAATTAGCACTTTATAAAATCGAGTTTATTAAAACAGATAATAACAAGTATTTACAAGTAATGAATGAATTAAATAGTACTTTAGAAACCATTACTAGAATGGATGATTTAATTCAAAGAATATTAAAAGAAAATAAAGAACTAAAAAAAACGAATAAAAAGTTTTAGGTTACAAATAAATAACTATATTTGTATCATTAAGTGACGTAGGAAATCACAAAAATTTATTTAAAGCCTTAGTACATTATAACGCCTTTCCTACGTGGCTAATTTTGGAACGGGCTTTTTAAAAACGAAATTATGAAAGATATAACTTGGGAATTAAAAAACTTAGATTCATTGAAAGAATACATATTTGATGAACTAATTGGAGAACATAAAAATACAAAAGATATTAACGAAGCCATTAATAGATATGCTGAAAGATACCACGAAATGCAATTAAAATTATTGGGTTTACATAATGTTAGCAAAACGAAGTGAACGTTTTAATGTTTGCTAACGGTTAGTATAAGAAACGTGGCTTTTCACCATGTTATTTATACCGTGTTAGTTGTTTTTATTTTTAGCGTTGGAAAAATAATTTAATCTTTTTTATGATATTACTTGTATATATAAAATATATATGTATATTTGTAGGGTATTAACGAAGTAACTAAAACAAAAAATATATGAAAAACTTAACTACAGTAACAGGAAAAACAGAAAAAGAAATTAAAGCATTATACTTATCAGCTATTGAAACACTTGTTGATTTTGGAGCAACTGAAGAACAAGCAAGAGAAATGGTTAAAGAAACTTTTAAAGAAACAGTAGGGCTTTAAGCCTTACTTTAATTATTATTATGATAGCATTAACACCAAACGAAAGGCATAATATTTTAAATAACCATAAGCATTTTGATGAAGAAACATTGTGCTATTGGTATAACAAGATAACAAACAGATTAGACTATTTAAACCCGTTGTTTAATGAAATAAGGATAAAAGGCTTGGAACTTAGAGTTGTATCTAAGGAATTAGCACAAGAGGTTTTTGAAATTGTAGAATTAAAAAAAATTTTAGGTAAATATAAAAAATACAATTATAGTTGTGAATGTGGTTTAAAAACAAATGATTATTTAGAATGGAAACAATGTGTTTGTAAAAATATAATATTATGAAAAAGAAACTAATTGAAATACCAACCGAGTTATTTGAGAAGATACAAGAGTTAGCAAAGGAAAACGAAAGAAGTGATAATAAGCAGATTGTTTACTTGCTAAAAAAAGCGTTGGAAGAAAAATAATTGCAACTAACGGTTTGTATAAAAAATCGTTTTAATGTTTTTTATACGGTGTTACCTGTAGTGAAAAAGGGCGTGCGTGAGGTACGAGGGCAAATATTTACAATTATTTTAAATTATTTTGTATTTTTATTTGGTATTTACATATATGTTACTTATATTTGTAGTGTAATAATTAAACAACTAGAAAATATGACAACTTTAAACAACTTAACACCAACAGAAAAAAAAGTATCTAAATTAGAAAACGGTTATAAAGTGTGGGATTCTTTATCTCCAATGGAGAGATATAATAAAGTAATGAAAAACTTCACACCATCTGAAAGAAAAGGGGTTAACGGACTAAGAAAAATGGCTCAATACATAATCGATAACAATATTACTAAATAATGGAATACTATAACTTATATAAAAAAGGACGTTATGGTTGGTTTCACGTAACGTCCTTTAAATTTAATAGTTTGGCAGATGCGTTAAATTATTATAAAAAAGAATGGAATATAAAAATAGGTAAAGAACTATTTAATTATAAAGTAACAGGATTATAATGGCTTACATATATCTAAATAAAGAAACAAACGAGGCTCGAATATTCGGAAGTATTACGAGCCTTTGTAATGCAACAGGAATAAAGCCCGACAACTTATACACTCAATTCAGTCGAAACAAGCTAAAAGAGTACGAAAACGACAAATATAGGATTGTAAAGACCAAAATAGAACGTGCGTAACTCTCGCCCTTTTTTATTACAGGTAACAACCGAATAAATAACATTTAAAATTTATAATCATGTTAAAACCTAAAAATCAAATACTTAACGATATTAGCGAGGTTTCAGAATTAAAAACTTTGGTTTCAATTTTAGAACTAGTAACAGATAAATTGTGTATTTTTACTATTTCAGAAATGGCAAGATATGAAAATAAAAGCCCAAACGGGATAAGGAAGTCAAACGCTTATTTAAAAATTAATATTGGAGGTCAATTAATGGCAATCAAAGGAATAAGAGATAATAATTTACCTTTTTAATATGCCTAAGTGCAAAACCTGTAAAGATAAATTTGAGCCTAAAGTGTTTTTGCAAAAAAACTGCTTAAAAAAAGACGAATGTATAAAAGCAGAATTAGAGCTAAAAAAGAAAGCCTATAAAAAGAGCTGGAATAAAGAAAAAAAACAAAGAAAAGAAGCGTTAAAAACTAACTCAGACTATGTTAGGGAACTTCAAAAAATATTTAATACTTACATACGTGAAAGAGATAAAAATAAACCTTGTATAAGCTGCAATAAACCACTAAATAGTAAATTTGATGCAGGTCATTATTATTCAACAGGTAGTTATCCAGAATTAAGATTCCACGAAGATAATGTACATGGTCAGTGCGTACATTGCAACCAGCATAAAAGAGGCAATTTAATAGAGTACGGTTTAAACTTACCAAAAAGAATAGGTTTGGATAATGTTTTAGAATTGCGTAAATTGGCTAATGTACCTAGAAAATACACAATAGAAGAATTAAAAGGATTAAAAGTATTTTATAAACTGAAAATAAAAAATTTAAAAGAAAACAAATAATAACTAAATTTAATACTATGAAAAAACTAATACTAATACTAGGAATAATAACATTTTCTTGCACCCAAGAAGAAAACCTACCAGCACCACAAGTAACACAACCAACAACCAACACAAATACAATAGTGCATAACCTTGAAGGAACTTACAATTGTTATGACTGGGTATCTGACCAAACAACTGGAGCAACTACACACCTGGAAATAGATATGTACACCCAAACACAAACAAATATATTCTTTACATTAAATCAACACCTAAGTTCTGGTATGATTCAACTAATAAATTCTAATTTAGCATCAATTGATAGTAATTACTTTAATACTGGACCAACATTAATTAGCCAAAGATATAAAGGTCATTTAGTTAATGATAGTACACTAAGAGTAACAGAATATGCAATAGGAGTAACAGGACAAACAAAAGACTTTATAAAGGAATGAAAAACAATAGTAAAAATAGAGCATTAAAGTTTATTAGAGAAAAAAACTATATTAGAAAAGGGGGGATTCAGTATAACTCTATAAAAATATTAAATGAGATGATAAATGAAGTTGAATTTATACAGGGTGAAATAAATTATATTTTACAAAGTGCTAAAGAGGAAATAAATAAAAAATACAAATTAAATTTAAACTATAATGTTTTACAAATTGAAGTAGGTATGAGTGGTGATGATTTTGTTAAAGGTTTAAAAACAATAGTAATTAAATTTGCTAGACAATGAAACATTACAATAATGTAGGTTTGATATCAATGATTATATTATCTATTTTATTAGGTATTGTAATTATATTATCTATTTTATTAGGTATTGTAATTGAAATAACAATATTTAACATATTTATGATATGAAAAAACTTATAAGGGCAGGAATAATAGGAATTTTAACAGGGGTTTTAATCGCGGGCGTTATTAGTTGTATAATTTTAAGTAATTTTATTAATTGAATAAACAATTTTTTTTCAATTATGGATAAAAGAAAAAACAATGGAGGTAAAAGAGAGGGGGCTGGTAGGAAATCTAAACAAGATGAAGAAAAGGTAAAAAGAATGTGCGAAAGTGCAATTATAAAAACCTATGGAAGCCTTGAAGAGTATTACGAAAACCTAGCAAAAGAAAGTAAAAATAGTTTCCCGCATTTAAAACTACTATTTGAATACTACATAGGCAAACCAAAGGAAACTAAAGATATTAAAATGGATGTCAATAAGAACTTCCCAGATTGGTTAAATGAGTAAAGCAAACCCGAATTTTACATACTTAAAAAAAACAGTACCAAAACAAAGAATAACGCTATTACAAGGTGGTACAAGGTCAGGAAAAACATTTAGCACTATTTACTTTTTTATTTGGTTATGCGAAAATTATAATGGTTTAGAAATTGATATTGTTAGGGATACTTTTACGGCTTTAAAATCTACCGTATGGAAAGACTTTAAGCAAGTATTAGTTAATCATAATTTATACCACCCTTCAAACCATAATAAAACTGATCATATTTACAATCTAAATGGTAATCTAATTAATTATTATGGGGCTGATGATCCTGCAAAGATTCATGGTAGAGCTAGAGATTTCTTATGGATAAACGAAAGTAACCAATTAGATGAAGAAACAATTGATCAACTATTTCCACGAACAAGGCATAGAATCATAATGGATTATAATCCAGCTATGCCAACTGAACACTGGTTAGATAAATACATAGAACAATATCCACCATTAATTACAACGTATAAAGACAACCCGTATTTAACACCAGACCAAATAAGGGATATTGAAAGCAAGAAAAATAATGATTATTGGTGGTCCGTTTATGGTACTGGAGAAAGAACTAAACCAGTAGGGGTTATATTTAACAATTGGGGAATAGGTGAATTTGACAATAGTTTGCCTTATGTTTATGGAATGGATTTTGGATATGTTAATGATCCTACTACATTAGTAAAAGTTGCTAAAGACAAAAAGAACATTTATTTAAAGGAATATTGTTATGAAACTGGAATGAGTACAGCACAAATAAGTGAAATGCTTTTAAGAACAATAAAATCAAATGATACTGTAATTGCAGATAATGCAGAACCACGTTTAATAGCTGAACTACAAGAATTAGGGCATAGAGTGTATCCATGTATAAAAGGAAAGGACTCAATACTTAATGGAATAGCACAAATGCAGGATTATACAATTGTAATAGATATTGATTCTAATAACATTAAAAAAGAGTTAAGCAATTACCGTTGGCACGACAAAATAAATAAACCAGTAGACGACCATAATCACGCAATAGATGCAGCAAGATATGCTTATGATGAAATAAGTGGAGAAACAAAAGCGTTTTTTGTATAAAAATATTTTTAATTATTAAAAAAATAATAACTATATTTGTTGGATAAATTAATTGTCGTTTAAGTTCGGCCCTAATTTAACTAAATGAATTTACTAAAAAGAGTATTTAAGCTCGACAAACGTAATGATTTAATACGTTTATTCGATAAATTTGATACGTCACAAAGCAACCTAATTGAGCAATCTTACGAACAGAATGTTGACGCTTATGCAGTTGTAAATAAGATTGTAAATGTTTTTTCTTCTTATGGTTGGATTGTCGAAAGGCAAATAGATGGCGAATGGGAAAAGGTAGAAGATACAACAATTCACGAACTATTAGAAAACCCAAACCAAAATAAAGGTTATACATTCGCAGATATTGACGAAATGTTATTAACTTATCTTTTATGTAATGGTAATTCTTATCTTTTTGGGGAAACATTAAACGGTAAAATAGCTGAGTTAGACGTTTTACCAAGTAATCATATCGAAATACAAACTAGTCAAGATTTCTTTTTACCAAATATTAAATATAAATTCGATATTGGTAAGACTAAACGTGTTTATACACAAGAAGAACTTGAACACGTAAAGTTCTTTAATCCTTCTTATCAAAGTATTGAGGACAGTTATAAAGGTTTATCAGTTTTTCAAGTTGCTGCAAACGTCGTACAAGTGGGGAATGATAGATGGGATGCTGCTGCTCACTTATTTCAGAATAGGGGTATGGCTGGTTTAATTACCGACCAATCAAATAGACCGATGACCAAACCAGAAGCAATAAAAATGCAAAGGAGTTTAAATAAACGTATTGCAGGAACTGATAAATATGGTGGTGTTGGTGTAACGAATAAGAATATAAAGTATATTCCAATGGCTATGAGTGCAACGGACTTGCAACTTATAGAACAAGGGGTAATTAGTTTAAGAGCTATGTGTAATGTATTTGGATTAGATAGTTCTTTATTTAATGACCCAGCAAATAAGACCTTTAATAATAGATTAGAAGCAGAAAAAGCACTTTTTACAAATGCTATTATACCTTTAGCAGGTAAAGTTGCAGCAAAACATAATAATTATATTGTTAAGAACCATTACCCAGACGGTGATTATAGAATGAGAAAAGATTTCAGTTATGTGGAGGCGTTACAGAAAGATAAAAAACAAGAAGCTGAAAAGGACAAGATTGTTATGGATGGAATCAATGTGGTATTAAATATGCCAATTGATAACGAAAGTAAAATTTTAATAATCAAAGAAAACTATCAAGTGAGTGATGAAATTATAAACTCTTTAAAAACTTAAATAAATGAACCTATTTAAAACCAAAAATATAGATTTACAAGTAAAGGATATTGATCCTGCTGGTAGACGTGTTAAAATCGCTTTATCAAAGTTTAATAATGTAGATAGTGATGGTGATATTATTGTAAAGGGTGCATTTACTAAATCTATTCAAGAAAGAGGTCCAGAAAGCCAAAGCAATAGAAAGATTAAGTTTTTAAGGTATCATGACTTTGAACACCAAATAGGTGTTTTTAAACAGTTAGAAGAAACACCAGATTATTTATTAGCTTATGGGGAATTATCACGTTCAACAAAGGGTAATGATGCTTTTTTAGATTATCAAGATGGGCTTATTACTGAACATAGTATAGGGTTTCAAACTATAAATGATAAAATTGAGGTAAGAGAAGATGGAACACAAATACTAAAAGAGGTTATTTTGTGGGAAGGTTCAGCAGTAACATTTGGGGCTAACAGTGAAACCCCGTTGTTCAGTGTATCAAAAGGAAATAGCGAGGACTATTTAGAGAAGTTAAACAAGAAAATGAACGGATTAACCAATGCTTTAAAGAACGGAAAGGGAACGGATGAAAGACTAGAAGCAATTGAAATGAATTTAAGAGTATGCCAAACCAAATATAATGACGTTATTAATTCACTTAAAGTAAAAGAGCCTATTAAAATAACTCCAGAACCTAAGTCGAATGAAAACAAGGATTTTTATTTAAACCTATTAAAATAATTTAAAACCAAAGAAATGAACAAATTTGAAAGTTTCCTTAATGAAAAAGGAATAAACAAAGAGCAATTTTCTGCTAAATCAGCAGAAGAAATGGCTGGATTGTACAATGAGTACAACGAAAAAAATGCTACTCTTTTAACTGAGTTAGTAGAAAAAGGAAAGGAAGAAAATGTTGAGGCAATCAAATCTTTAAAAGAAGAAATCGCTGAAAATACTAAACTTCAAATGAAGTCTTTAAACGAAACGATTAAACAATACGGTTTACAAATCAAGAAATTATCTGAACAAGAAAAACTTGATGGTGTAGGTGTTGTAAATTCAGTTCAAAAAGGATTAGAAGCAAATAAAGAATCTTTATCAAAAATCAAAGGTAATAGAAGTGCTACGCTAAATTTCAAAGCTGCTGGAACGATGTTAATTTCATCAAATGTAAGTGGTGGAAATGTACCAGTTGAACAAAGGCTTCCAGGAATGGACTCAATTGCTTCAAGAAAAGTTAGAATGTTAGATGTAGTTACTCGTGGAACTGCTGAATCTAATGTTATTTCTTGGGTATCACAAGCAAACAAAGATGGTGCTGCTGGTGGAACTGCTGAAGGTGATTTGAAAAATCAAATTGATTTTGATTTAGTTGTAAACTCTGAATCTGTTAAGAAAAGAACTGCATTTATCAAAGTATCTGAAGAAATGGTTAACGATATTTCTTTTATGACTGCTGAAATTAACAATGAGTTAATGAGAGAGTTATTGAAAGATGTTGAATCACAAGTTTACGAAGGTGATAACGTAGGTTCTAACTTAAATGGAATTAAAACTGTTGCAACTGCATTTGCTGCTGGTTCTTTTGCTGGAACTGTTGATAATGCAAATGAGGCAGATGTTTTAACTGTTGCAATGAACCAAATCCAAGTAGCTGAACAAGATGATGCTGATTACGCTTTTGTTCACCCTAATACAATAACAAAATTAAAGTTAATTAAGACTTCTACAACTGATAGACGTTACATTGATAGACTTTCAATGGTTGCTGGACAGTTAAGTTTAGATGGTGTTATTTTAGTGCCAACTACTTTAGTGACTGATGGTGAATACTTAATCGGAAACTTTGCTTCTGCAACTGTTTACGATAAAGGTGAAATGAGTATTGAAATTGGGCGTGATTCAGATGATTTCACTAAAAACTTAGTTACTGTATTAGCAGAATGGAGAGGTTTATGTTTAGTTAAAACTAACAGAAGACCAGCATTCGTTACAGGTGTATTTGCAACTGATAAAGCTGCATTAGAAACTCCTTAATAACTAATATCCTAGTTAAGGCCTCCCTATGAAAGTAGGGGGGTTTTATAGGTAAAAGCCAATACTATGGAAAAAAAAGAAATAAAAAACAAAGAAGTTAAAAAGAAACCAGCGAAAAAAAAAGTAGACCTTTCTAAATTAGCTGATAAAGTAGATATCATTGCTTTAGACGGTAAACATTTACAAAAGGGTAAAGAGTATAACGTAACTAAAGAAATGGCTATTATTTTAATTAATAAGGGTGCTGCAAAACTTAAATAAATGAGTATAGTTGTTAAAACAGATTTTAAAGGGGAATATAATGTTTCTAAAACGTGTTATGATCAATTAGATTTTTATATTGAAAAGTACGAGCATTATTATTTAGTAAAGTTATTAGGTGCTGAATTATACACGTTATTAATATCTGATTTAACAGCAACCGACCCACAAGTTCCACAAACTGCAAGATTCTTAAATATATTTAACCCTTTTGATATTGATAATAATGGTTGTGTCGTTTCTAGTGAAGGTGTTAGAAAGATGTTAATACAATTTATTTATTTTCATTACATAAGGGAAACTCAAACGGAAAATACTGCTGGCGGTACTGTAACGAATAGCGTAGAATTAGGTGTTAATTCTAAATTTATGGGGAATATTGTACAGGCTTACAATCAAGCGGTTGATAATTCCCATTCAATTCAGTGGTATATTTGCGATAATATTGAAGATTACCCAGAAGAAAACATACAATTAATTGAAAATACTTCTGGAATATGAGAAACTTTACATTGTTAGATAGTGTTGATGCAAGTACTCAGCAAGTAAGCGATGCAAAGAATTTAGAAAGGCATACTGAATGGGTTTTAAGAATTGATTCAGTTGGCTTGGATGGAATACCTCAGTTATTTATTGAAGAAGGTTTTAACGGCGGCAAATGTTTACCAGAGCCAACAGATTGGAGTGTTCTTCCTTTTAAATGTGATGATACTGGAACTTTTGAGATTACAAGTAATGAAGTTAATATAAGAAGTAAGCAATTTTTGGCTAACTGGTTTAGAGTAAGAATTGAGCCAAACGGTAACACAACTGGAACAATTAGTGCAATTTTAAGCTATAAAGATTATACTTAGATGAAGAATTATAATTTTGATAGTTTTGATGCTTGTGATTTGGAGAAAATTCTCCAAGCTGGAACTAATATTACCATAACTAAAGTAGATAATTGTACTTTAGAGATTAGTTCAAGCGGTGGGGGTGGTAATTCAAACGGAATTAAATACCATTTAAAGAACGGTGATAATATAACTGTTCAAGATTGTTTTGAGTATTTTATTGCTTGTGGTTTTATTTTAGACCCTGGAGCAATAATGACAATAGATAGCGGTGGAAGATTAGT